CTGCCATACCCAGGGCTACTAGATGAGAAAGTCGTAGTGTTTGGATTAGTTTGTACCGTTACTAAAGTAGCCGTTCCGTAATAACTTCCAACAACAGCACAAGTATTTGTAGTTACGTCATAGACGGCATTAGATAGCCCATTGGAATTATAACTATTGACAGCCTGCGGTGTGCCAAATGTAATAGTTGATCCGCTAATAGCGCCAGATATAGCGTATATGTAGTAATTGGTATTATCGTTATAAAAAACTACAACACGGTTATCCGTAGGATTAAATACTCCTACTAGGGTACTTATATAGTTATAGAAATTCGGGGTTATAGGAGAAACAGTGCTATTTACAACAGTGCTTATTGCTGCTGGTACGGCAGCTACAGCGCTAACAGTCCCATCGCTGTTAAGGATTACTTTACTGCCATCACTTAACTTTCCTGATGCTGTAGCTGTAACACTACCCGCCGTTGGCGTTGGGCTATAATTAAATGATGATGGCATATTAGTACGCTCCACCGAAGGCAGTGACTTGCAAAGCAGTGCCCGCAGAAGTTGTTGTTACTGTGGTGCTGGCATACAAAGCAAATGCAGCAGGCAAAACAAGTGGTTGTGTAAAGTTAAGCGTAGTGGTGAATGCTGCCGTAGTTGTAGACGGAGTCACCGCTGTTACTGCAATTTCTTGTATCAGAAAAGCAGTTGTGCCGTCCCACATCCAAATGCCAACAATGTTCGCAGCGTTAGCTGTAGTTATGCTCGTGCCTACCGCATTGACTTGTATAGAGTCGATTCTCAAGCCATTAGTCGATGCAGGTACAAAGGCTGTGATATTAGCCCCTGCCAGAGACGCAGTAGCAGTAGGTGCGCGAGTAGTACACGCTGTCTGAGCCGCTAACGTAAGTGTTTTAGCGTAAGGTGTTTGTGCAAAGATCGGGGTTGCTGTAACGGCCATGATTAAAATCCTCCAAAGTTAAGTGCTGTATATATGCTTGCGCCCGCTGGAACTGCTGGAACCGCTGGTGCAGTGGACGCCCACGTTGTGCCGTTCGATGTTAGTAAGTTGCCTGCTGTTCCAGGCGCAACAAACAATGGCGCGGATGTTCCATTGCCGAGGATCACGTTATTGGCAGTCAGCGTAGTCGCGCCTGTGCCGCCGTTGGCAATTGGCAGCGTGCCTGTTACTTGGCTAGCACTTACCTCGCCGGTTGCTAATACTCCACCGGTGCTGACGGTTCCTGCAAGCGTTTTAGCCTTACTCATTTTGTAACTCCTTAAGGTTGCGTAGGCCAGACTACTGTTGCTGGGAAGCCTTCTTGCTGCGGTACGTCACGCAGAGCCTGGCGGTATGCTGCCCATGCTTCTTGGTTAACTGGCGCGTCAATTACCTGCGTCCAGTCTGACTCAGCCAATAGTTTATCACGCTGTGATCGTGCATTTGTGGCAAACTCTGCATCCTTCATGGCTTTGTAAATAGCCTCTTGCTCTGCCGCTGTAGCATCTTCGTTGTCGGTGAAGACGGGGCCAAGAACATACTTTGTATACCACTTACCGTCTACTTCCTCTACACCGCTACGCTGACTGTATTGATACACTGTGCCGCCAGTGGCTTGTGCGCCTTCAAAGACTACATCAGCACCCAGAGACTGTAGTATCTCGTCAGTTGTTTGATTCCACGATGCACCGCTTGTGCTTTTAATGTATGCGCGGAACTCTGCTTCGTACATCACCGCGCCTGTAGCTTTAACTCTTATTTGCATGATTTATTCCTTACGCAATAGCCAAAAAGATGAAACTACCGGCTGAAGCATTGATTGCCGCAGGTGCTGTGCTGCTGATCTCAAACCCTGCGCTGTAGGTGTCAACGTAGTCTGTGCTAGTTACTTCAGCCGCTGTTGAGTTCAATAAGAGATACGGATCATTACCCGCTATGATGCCCCTTGCGCTGTCCCAGACGTACCAGTCACCTGTGCTGTCAGTGCGCTTAATCAGGACAAACCTCGCACCACCTGTGAAGCCACAGTTGATCTGAAGCGTTGTGCCTGTGCCTGTGTAGCTGCCGACTTTGGAGACTCCAGCGCAGGTGGCGAAGAGGTAGGCAACGTAAGTTTGTCCGGTTTGATTAACATTTGCGTTGTCAGTTAGCGAGAATTGTGTAGCTGTTGGAGTACCTCCCCAAATTGAAACTGTAGTGGCAGCGCCATCAGTATTCAAATCAATTCGCTTTGTGCTACCTAAAGCAGCAGAGTAGCATTCCCATCTATCTGTATTGCTGCGTTTTTTAAAAATCATCAACTCAGGAACAGCCCCTAAGTTATGGCTAAAGTTTGTGGGATTTGCACCCGTCCCCGTATAGCAAACCTCATCAAAGAAGCCGGGGGCGCGTTTAAAAGCCCATGCCACATTTAGCGCACCTGATCCGTTGGTTTCACTGTCATTGCCTACTGTCGCAAGCATCTGGTTGTTAAACTGTAAAAACGCAGCGTTTGTATTGTCGCCATTAGTCAAACCAGTTCTAAGACGAACACCGTTGCCACGAAGCCTGTCGTAAACTTGAATTGTGTTTGAGTTGGTAAAGTTTTTATAGTCGCGAATCCATGCCATATCTGGGGCAGACAGCGTAGTAATAGCTCTTGTTGCGCCAGTCCCTGTGAACGCCTCTGCATCATAAACACTCGTCCCCACTGTAGGCACTTTCATCGGGCCACGGCGTATGGCTATGTAGATGTAGGTGCCCGTGTTGTTTGTTAACGAAGACCCGTAAGGCTTGAACCCAGTGGACGTTATATACGCCAGTTGCCCTCCTGTGTTTTCTGCTCCACTTGTATTTGCGTAAAGCCAATTTTGCAATCCGGATGTGCCTGCTTCCCAACCGCGCATATTGTCAATCATGACCCAATTAGTTGCGTTGTCAGCGGACTTAATAAGAACCCATTGCGGTTCATATCCAAGCGTAACTTCTGAACCGCCCGTATAGGGAGAACCTGCCCCCGTGTAACTCCCACACGAAATCACATTGTCCGTACCCGCCAGGCCAAAGCCGCCTGCGTCATGGGCGAATAGGTAGGCGACATAAGAGACACCATTCCCATTGACAGCCCCACTACCACCAAGCGTGATGACGGTGCTTGAGGGGTCTACGGTCGTTGTGCCGTTGCCAAAGAAGAACTGCGCATTAGTGGTTGATTGCGCGTCTGTGGTGTTTAGTTTTATGTAATTTCCTGCTGAAAGCCCCCGGTGCCAAACAAACCAATCATTTGTCGTGCTGGTGACTTTTACAATTACCATTCCGGGCGCAGAACCAAGATTGTGTGCAACGGTTTGAGTTGCCCCTGTACCCGTATAAGTCACAATATCAAAGAACTTCGGCTGCTTGCGGAATGTCCATGAGGCGTAGTTAAAAGAATTTTCGTTGTTTAGCAGCCCCGTTTCATATCCGTTGCTATTAAACGTCATTATGTATGGAGCCGACCAAGTATCTTGAGCGGCTGTTTGATTTGTTGATAACGACTTATTCCCGCCACGCACCGTGTCATAAAGGCGATGGCTATTAGTTCCGCTTCTGTCTTTGCTCCAAACCAGCCCGCCCTTCGTAGACAGGTCAATCCCATTGGTAATGGTCTGCGTAGAGCCGTTGCCTGTGTAGAGGTATGTACTAAAAGTTTGTTCTATATATACCGGTTCCGCGCTACCAAGGCTCAGACCAAACCCTTGAGCAGACCCTGCACCTTTCGTCTCAAGCAAGGGCATTATGCAAACCTCGTCTGAGATGCCAGCACTGTGAATGTCGCTGCACCCGTCTTAATAATCGTGTAGATGTAGGCATCAATACCTGACGCATTACCCGCAGCAGGAGCAGTACCGCCTTGCCACTTGGGAGTCACACTAGAGCCATCTACCTGCACCACGCTGTTGTAATACGCCGTAGCACCTTGAGTGACCAAGAATGCTGCTGTTACTGACTGACCTGTTGTCATAGCCGTATTCAAGCTTGTACCGCTTGATGCCCTGAAGTTAACAGTCCAGTTCGCTGATGCGTTGCTTGTGTAGTACAGGACAGACTGCGTAGTAACGTCATAGGCAATCGTACCCGTGGCCGCTGTCGCAGACACTGTAGCTACTTCTGCTGCATTGGTTAGTACCCCTGCAAGAGTGCTGGTGCTACCGCTGAAGGTTTGTGTAGCTGTGAAAGTAGTAGCCGTTGCGGGTGCAACAAAGTCTGTTCCAGCAGTCGCAGCAGTAAACGCACCTGTGCCGTTGCCCTTGAGAACTCCTGTCAGCGTTGTTGCGCCTGTGCCACCATTAGCAACTGGCACCAGTTGACCGGCTGCAAGCGTAATCACTCCGGTCATCGTGCCGCCGGTTAAAGACAGTTTGCCGGCCAACAACGCGTCTGCTTGAGCCTGGGTATACGTGTTGGCCACGTTGAACGCGCCGTACGCAACAATGTCGACGATGTCACCGGCGACCAAGCCAGCGGTGAAGACCACGTTGGTGCCGCTGGTAGCTGTGAAATCAACGCCAACAACCTGCTTCACGCCGTTCAAGTAGACGTCCACATAACCGACGTCGTACACAATGGCGAAAGTTGTCTGGCCACCGGTAGCCGTGTAAACCTGCCTGGACGATGTGCCATTCACAGCAGATCCGGCCGCTACCCAGGAAGACCCATTCCACACCCGCATCTCGTTGGCGGTTGTGTCGAAGTACAAAGCGCCGGTGACCAAGGCGTTACCGTCGTTATCCACGCTGGGCGGAGAACTCTTCGCGCCCAGATACCTGTCGTCGAACTGGTCCCACGAGGCCGCTGCGCTGGTAGCCGAAGCCGCGGCAGAGGTGGCGCTTGAAGCCGCGTTGGTGGCACTTGTAGCCGCTGCCCCTTGACTGGCTAAAGCGGCAGTTGCAGAGGTCGCAGCGGCCGCAGCAGAAGTCGCAGCAGAGACCGTGCTGCCAAACAGTGTGTCGATCTGGGTGATTGTGTACGCGTCTATGATGCCAAACCCGGACAGCGTAGTGGGGTTGGTACCTGCAGTGGCGCGGCCGTAAGCGTCAATCGTCAAGGACTTATACGTGCTAGGCGTGATCGCCGTTGCTGCTAAGTCGATGTCGTCGGCGTTCACCACAATCCTGGACGCAGACGCGGTGTTCACGTTCAGCGTGTTGCCGCTCTTCGACATACCCGTGCCGGCGGTAATCTGGCCGGCGCCGCTGAATTGAACCCACGTTACTGCCGTAGTTCCCAGGGTTCCGCCAGGGGCAACGGTACACACAAAACCGTTGTTGCCGTTTGCCGTGCCGCCTTCAATAAAGGTAAACGCATGAACCAATTCGTCCCAGGTGTCGGCGTCGGGCGCCCGGGTCCACGTGCTAGCGTTAGCCAAGTAAATGCCGTTCTGGGACGCAGTGCTCTGGTCTTTAACCAACACCCTCTGGCCAGCAGTCACGGCCACGCTGTCTATCGTCTGCGTACCGCTCAGCGTAATGTTTGCTGTCGTTGCCGCCCGGCAAGACGCTTTGGCGTCTAGCCCCTGGACAGAGTTATCAACGTAAAGCTTGTTTGCTGCGTCGCTGTCGTTGGTCGGCGTAGCAAGGCCGGTTATGGTGCCCGCCGTACCGCTGTCCATGTCCAGCGTACCGGTAATAGTGACGTTGTTAAACGTCGACGTCCCGCTGGCCGCGGTGACGTTGCCGGTTAAATTACCGGTGACATTGCCCAGAACGTTACCCGTTACGTTACCCAGCAGATCCCCGGTAACGTTGCCTGTGACGTTGCCTGTCACAGACCCACTAAAGCCTACTGTCGCGGTGATCGTCGTACCGCGGACCGTTTGTGCCGTCGTAGCGCCAATGGGCACCCCGTTAATGGTGCCGCCGGTGATAGTGGCCGACGAAAAAGACGACGCCCCTACTGACGTAATGTTGCCCGTCACGTTACCGGTGTACCCTAGAGTCGAAGACAACGTGGTAAACGCGCCGGAGGACGGGGAAGACGCGCCGATTGTTGTGCTGTTAATCTGCACCCCACTGATGTTTACCGTGGTTATCGTGCCCGTTGTAATTACCCCCGTGCCCGACGGGTTAATGATTAGCACTTGCCCAGCAATACCGCCGCCGCTTAACGTTGGCAACTTATTAAAGGCCTGGGTAATAAGAGTGAATTCGTTTCGAATAGCGACCGACGCGCCAGGGGCATTGGGTGCAGGAACGTTGCCACCGTTGTAATAACTGTTTGTCATCGCAGACCTCGGCGAAGGGTGTAGTGGACAATTATGCTGTTGACCGTAAAAGGTTCAAGCAGATCCGACACAGCGGAAAGCCGGATAGCCATGTTCTCAGCTGTGCCGCGTACTTCAACTTCTGACGGTGCGATATCAGACCCGTCCCATACGAACTCGTCCCACGTCCAATCGTCCCAGTAACTGGCGCGCAGATCGTTTTCGTGGGACGTGTCGCTGTCCTGGGTGAAGTACCGGCTCCGGTAACCTAGATCATAGCCAAACTGAAACTCCGCGTAGGCGTCTCCTGTAACTTCGACACTGGCTTTTCGGTACCGCTTTAAAATCCTGGGTGAGTTAATGCTGTTAAACGGCAAACCAATCGACGCCGGGATGGGATCTCCGTCAAAGCTGGTGCCTCTATCAAGTTCATAGACAAAACCATTTGTCGCGCCTAAGAACATCCGCGCGGTACCGGTTTGATCTTCGCCCTCAAAAGAGCAGTTAACCACGTGCGGGAACTGCACGGGCATAGCGCCCAGCAATCGACCGTTTAAAATTGTCAGGTACAAGCCATACCCGTCACTGAAGAACACCCGGTACTGGCCTTTCTCTCGGTTCACTGTACTTGCCGTAGCCAGATTAATGCGCGGCTGCATGTACGGGCGGATATTCATGGTTAATGAAGCCGGCAAAAAGTTGCCGAAGTTTAAGCTGGTGTTCAAGCTTATTACGCCTCTGTCGTCCAGGACATACGCCTGGTCCATGGTCTGCGCAGTGTACGCCACCGCACCGGTGCCGGTGTTAAACGTGGCCAATGAAAAGTTGGCTGAGGATGTGCCGTACAGCACCGAGGTATCTCGCCGGGTATAGACCGCCAGAGATCCGCTCGACTGATCGCCCGGCAGGGGTAGTAGATTCGTAATGACGGCGTTCATGGCAATTTCGCCAGCGCCTAATATCGGTGACCACTGAAACGGTAAACCCAGACCAGAGAACTGCAGTGACGCGCCAAACGTAAGAAACAAGTGTTGCCTGTGCACTGCGATCTGCTGGGGCTTATCATCCGGCATGCCCGTGTTAATCGGGGCTAAGACCGTGCCGTCGAACTCCCAGGCTCTGTTCTTACCGTCGCAGCCGTAGGCCAAGTAGTTAGCTACACCGCCGCCTATGTTGCCGATAACAACTGCAACCCGGCCATCTGGCGCTAGGGTTATGGCCGTTGCTGCGCCGGTGGCGTGGGCTTTTGTTACCCCGCCGACTCGTAGGTTTTCAGCTGCTGTAAACGTGCCGGTCTTGGAGCTAAGTATTAACCTGCCCGCAGCGTTGCTGGTCGTCCAGCCGCCTGACTCAATAATAACTTTAGACACTACGCCGGTGGCGCCGCTTGTCTGCCCTGTAACCGTGTTGCCAACAAAGATTTCAGCGGTGCCTGTGTTAAACCCGGCTTCAAATCCAAAAGCGACTGCTGTCCACCCGCTGCCGCTGGACTCGTACATGTTTAGTGCGGTGCTGCCAACGTTGTTTCGAAACGCGTACACCGTGCCGTCGTACAGAAAAACGCCGCGCACGGGACCTTCGCCGGGCACAACAACAATGTCGCCGCGGTACGAGTCTGCCGCCAAGTTGCGGTACGTGGCGTCGGTTAAACCGTCTGCAACGACACCGATCTGCCCCACCAGCGTGCCGACCGGAGACGCTGAAACCGTAAGGGCTTCGCCGTCTGTAAAGTCGCCGCTCTCTTTAGTAACGATTAAATTAGAGCCATCTACCGCAATAACGACCGCCGTTCGCGTTGAGGTCACGCCTGTCAAGACTGCGCCTACTGCAACGGTGGCAGTGAGGGTGCATTCAAAAACGTCGTAGATCGCGTCAGACGGCCGGGGGCGGCCATTAAACCTTTCGTAGCCTGCGATACGCGTGTAGCCGCCGGTGATTGCTGCCTCAAAGTTTGCCGCTCGTCTGACAAACCCTGGGGGCAAAGACAGTGTAGGCGTAGCTTGGTCGAACCCGCCCTGCAACCTAATCAGGTCGTACTGGACTTTAGGCATCGTAGGCAGGGTGGACACGGGGTATCCTCCTTAAGCCAACGGGGGACCGCTAACCATATCTGGCAGCTGGTCTATTTCAAGGCGGTTCATGAGCCGTTTAAATTCCAGCTCTCCCCGCTGATACACTTCAGGCGCAGCTTCATACCCGGCGTAAAACATCATAGCCCGGTAAACAATCATCGGGTGAAAGCGCAAGGGTAGGTCTGGCTCAGACGTGTCCGTAGTGAATTCAGTAGGCTTGCGGTAATACTCTCCGACGATAACAAAAGCCTGGTTCGGTATGGATCCAAACCCAAGGTCTTTGTTCGGAGGAACGATAGTCACTACGACCGGCCTGGCTTGAGTGTTGCGCATGTTCGCGTACTGGTACAAGTTACGGAATGTGTTCCACTCCATAAAGTTTAACAGTTGCTCATCGCCGTAGTTGGCGCCTACCGAACTGGCTCTAAAGCTGTCTCGCTTCCAGTTAGCAAACGTTGCACCTACGCCAGCCTCAGCCGCCGTGTACTGCCATTGGCCGGCGACAGTATTAAATTGGAAAGACTGGCGCATGTACTGCCAGTCTTCGTGTGCTGTCTGGATATCTACCCAGGCGGAGTTGATCCAGTTATAGAATCTCTGCGATTCCCCGGTCAAGCCGGTGACCGTCGTCAGGTCTGGACCTGTAACGCCACACTCTTGTCTTGCCCGGTTTATCAGCTGCAGAAAATTCATTAATCACGCTCAGCAAGTATGTGTTCTAGCCAAGGTCGACCTTTCGGATTTTTGTCGTCGACAATCACAAACGGAAACACAAGGCCATGCCTTGGCGTCAGATGTGATTTGTCTGGCTCAGAAAGATTAGGCGTTACCTGGCTGTACCGAGTTTCTTTCATACGCGCCAAAACTTCAACATACTTTCGACGAATCGGCACATTTTGACCTCGAGGTACAATTTGATTCATGCCGTTCACGTTCAAGTGTGCGTATGGCACTTCGTTCTCGTTACTTGTCGGGTGGATCATAACGACCACGGTCTCTTCCATAAACTTTTCGTCTTGCAACAGTTGTTTGAAATCGCGGTTACCAGTTACCGATTCTACGATTTCGCTGTCGTCAATTATTTCGATCTTCGCCATCTTTGTAATCTCCGTTGTTATAGGGGGTGCCGTCAAAAAGGACGAGTTGCCGTCGCCAACAACTCGTCAAAAACTCTCTCCCCAAAGGGGCCGACGGGGAGAGAGCTGACGGCGACTATTACTGAGCGCTGCCTGGCATTGACGCGATGTTGATAAACGCCGCGGTGTTGCCAGTGCCGAGTACTGTGGTGCCCGGGGTAAAGGTCTGACTGGAACTGGTGCTAACCTTGATCAAACCGAACGGAGTCAGGTTAGAAGCCGGAGCGTTTGGCACCGGGCAAGGGTCGCCAGTTGCTACGATCATACCCTGTGAGGTAGTCACGGTGCCGCTGGTGTCCAGGAACAGACCGAACAAGCAAGCCTGGCTGTTACCGAGGGCCGTGTGGCCAGCAGAAAACGTCAGGTTGTCAGTGATTGCTTTGGATTTAAAAATACCGTTGTTGGTGTAGGTCACCGCAACAGTAGTTTTAAAAGTACCTGCGTTAGTACCGGCAGCAAGCGCTCCGGAAATCAGTGACACGAAGCCACTGTTAATCTGTTCAATATTATAAGACATGTTTGTGTCTCCTTAAGCGGAAATAGTAGGGGTCACCGCAGCAGCGGTGGTCGGCGTAGTCGCGGCGTTGTAGTCAGTTCGCAACTGATTCAACGACGTGGCCAACGCAGCGATGTCGACTTGCATAGCGGCGAGCAGCGGTTGAATCTCACGCGAAGTAAGAATGTCC